TTAAGTGTTGTACTCAAAACGGAGTACGTGGAGGTTCGGCAACTGTTCACTTCCCTATTTGGCACCAAGAAATAGAAGATATTATAGTTTTAAAAAATAATAAAGGTACGGAAGATAACAGAGTTAGAAAATTAGATTATTCTATACAACTATCTAAATTATTTTATGAAAGATTTATTAATGAAGAAGATATAACATTATTTTCTCCACATGAAGTACCAGAATTAGTTGAAGCATGGGGAAAACCAGAGTTTGATGACCTTTATGAAAAGGCAGAAAGAAAAACAAGTGTTAGTAAAATAAAAGTATCAGCACAAGAATTGATTTTTGATATATTAAAAGAAAGAGCAGAGACAGGTCGTATTTACATAATGAATATTGACCATTGTAATACTCACTCATCATTTAAAGATACGGTGACTATGAGTAACCTATGTCAAGAGATCACACTCCCTACCACTCCTATCCAACATATAGATGGTCCAGGAGAGATTGCACTATGTATTCTATCAGCAATAAATGTAGGTAAGATTAATCAATTAGATGAACTGGAAGAACTATGCGATCTTACAGTAAGAGCATTAGAAGAAATTATAGATCATCAAAAATATCCAGTAAAAGCTGCCGAGATATCTACTAAACAAAGAAGATCATTAGGTGTTGGCTATATTGGACTTGCACATTATCTAGCAAAAACAGGATACAAATACGAACAAAAAGGTGCTTGGAGAGAAGTAGATAAACTAACAGAGGCCTTTCAATTTTACTTATTACAAGCAAGTAATGATCTTGCAAAAGAAAAAGGACAATGTGATCTATTTCATAGAACAAAATACGCAGATGGTAAACTACCAATAGACACTTATAAAAAAGAAGTTGACGAGATTGTCACACGTAAACTATCAATGAAATGGGACAAATTACGAGCAGATATTAAAGAATTTGGGCTACGACATAGTACTCTATCAGCCCAAATGCCTTCCGAGTCCTCTAGTGTGGTTTCAAATGCTACAAACGGCATTGAACCACCTAGAGATCACTTATCTATTAAGAAAAGTAAGAAAGGCACATTAACACAAATAGTACCAGAATATAATAAATTAAAGAATTTTTATACTTTATTATGGGATATGCCTAACAATGAGGGATATATAAACATAGTAGCAGTAATGCAAAAGTACTTTGATCAGGCTATATCAGGTAACTGGTCTTATAATCCAAACAATTACGAAGACAATCAAGTACCTGTATCTGTTATGGCACAAGACTTGTTAACAACTTATAAATACGGTTGGAAGACATCATACTACCAGAACACATACGATAGTAAAAAAGACATTGAAGAGCCTAAACACTCCATAGATTACGATACACCTATTACACCTGAAGAAACTCCTAAAGAGGAGGACAAAGAGGAAGATTGTGATAGTTGCACTATCTAAAATAATAAATAAATTTTATGAGTAAAACAGTTTTTAATAAACAAAAAGGAATAGATACAACAAAACAGTTAATGTTTTTTGGACCTGATCTGTCTGTACAAAGATATGATAATATGAAATATCCTATTTTTGATAAGTTAACACAACAACAGTTAGGTTATTTCTGGAGACCTGAAGAAATATCTTTACAGAAAGATAGAAATGATTACTTGGATTTATCTGAAGGACAAAAGTTTATATTTACATCTAACTTAAAGTATCAAACTATGTTAGATAGTGTACAAGGTAGAGGACCTTGTTTGGCATTTTTACCATTTGTATCTTTACCAGAATTAGAAGGCTGTATTGTTGCATGGGATTTTATGGAAACAATACACAGCAGATCATATACATACATTATTAAAAACTTATATTCAAACCCAGCAGACGTGTTTGATATGATTTTAGAGGACAAGAAGATAGAAGAACGAGCAGCTCATGTCACTAAAACTTATGATGATTTAATTGAAATGGGACATAGATATCATTTAACACCAGACAAGGTAGATATGTATGAACTAAAGAAACGATTGTACCTTGCTATGGTATCAGTAAACATATTAGAAGGCTTGAGATTTTATGTATCATTTGCTTGTAGTTTTGCATTTGGTGAACTTAAAAAATTAGAAGGCTCTGCTAAGATTATATCCTTTATTGCAAGGGATGAAAGTCAACATTTAGCAATGTCTCAAAGAATTATTAACAATTGGACAGATTACGAAAACGATAAAGAAATGAATAAAGTAATCAAAGATTGTGAAAAACAAGTTTACAAAATGTACGATGACGCAGTACATGATGAGAAACGTTGGGCAACATACCTATTCAGTAAAGGGTCTATGATTGGTTTATCAGAAAAGTTATTACACCAATTTATAGAGTACATGGCTAATAGACGTATGAAAGCAATAGGGTTATCTCCTGCTTATGACCAGAAACAAAACTCACTACCGTGGGTTGAACATTGGTTAAACAGTAGATCAGCTCAAAATGCACCACAAGAAACTGAAATTGAATCTTATGTAGTTGGTGGAATAAAACAAGACGTTACCAAAAATCAATTTAAAAAATTCAAACTATAAATGGAAAAAGTTTCAAAACATTGTTCTAATTGTCAGACTAAATATACTGTAGAATGGGACGAGGATAAATCCGATTTGGATCCTCTTACATGTCCTTTTTGTGGATATGAAGTTGAACAGGAAGAAGACAATGATATACCAGAAGAAGCAGATCACGAAAGTTGGAATTGATTATTCTTTAACAAGTCCAGCCGTATGTGTTAACAATGGCGAATTGAAATTTTATTACTTAACTACCAAAAAGAAGTGGGTAGGTAAACAAAGTGAGAACATTATTGGTTATGAACATAAAGAATGGACCGACCCGATTGAAAGATTCAAAAACATATCAGACTTTGTTATTGATATACTCTTTTCAAATCCCCTATTTGAACCAACTAATCCAGAAATCTATATTGAGGGCTACTCGTTTGGTTCTAAAGGTCAAGGTCTTTTTCAAATTGCTGAGAATTGTGGGATCCTCAAATTTAGGCTATTACAAAAAAATTATAATTACGATATCGTTGTACCGAGCGTTGTTAAGAAAGGCGCAACGGGAAAGGGAAACGCAGACAAAGATATGATGTACGAGGCCTTTCTAAAAGAAACTAAAATTGATTTGAAACAAATATTAGATACAGAAAAAGTAGGTAACCCTTTATCTGATATTGTTGATAGTTATTATATACAAAAGGTTGGACATGAAAATAAAAGTCGTTAGTACATGGAACAATTATCTTTACAAAAAATATGCCCGAAGATTCAAAAAAACGTACAAGTGGCCATTTGAACTAGAAGTATATAATGAAGATGTTGATATGTATAAAAAGATACCAACTCTTAAAAAATTTGTAGACAGAAACAAAATAGACATACCTATAAGTTTTACAAAAGACGCAGTAAGATTTTGTTATAAAGTATATGCATATACAGAGGCAATTATAAAGACAAGAGATTATGATGGTCTTATGTTTATAGACGCAGATAGTGTATTCTATAAAAAGATTGATACTAATTGGGTTAAGAAACATTTACATAGAGACGATTGTATGTTAACTTATCTTAACAGACCAACTTATAGTGAGTGTGGTTTTATATATTTTAATATGAGACACCAGTTTATAAAACAATTTGCTTATGAAATGAGAAAAATGTACGATGATGATTTAATTTTTAAAGAAGATCAACAACATGATTCATGGATATTTGATATAGTTAGACAGAGATTTGAAAACGAATATGGAGTACTTAACCACGATCTTGGAGATGGAAGAGTAGGTCATGTACAGGCAAGGTCAGTATTAGGTAATATATACGACCATACAAAGGGAGCAAGAAAGATTTTAGGTAAAAGTAAAGAAAGTAGATTATGATTAATGTCTTTATAGGATATGATTATGGCGAACAAGCAGCTTATCATGTACTTGCTGAAAGTATTAGGTCACACGCAAGTGGTCCTGTTGCAATAACTCCATTAGCATTAAACAATTTACCAGAATTTAAAAGAGCAAGAGCACCTAATCAATCAACAGACTTTGCATTTTCCAGATTTTTAGTACCTTATCTATCAAACTATAAGGGCTGGTCAATCTTTATGGATTGCGACATGTTGGTTAGAGACGATATATACAATTTATATAATCATGCCACATACAAATATTCTGTTATGGTGTGTAAACATGATTACGTATCAAAAAAAGATATAAAATTTAGAGGTGCTAAACAGCAACCATATGCATGTAAAAATTGGTCTAGTGTAATGTTATTTCACAATACACAATGTACAGCACTAACACCTGAATATGTTAATACAGCAAGTGGTTTAGAACTACACCAATTCAAATGGTTAGAAAGAGAACATATGATAGGTGATATACCTTTAGAGTGGAATTGGCTAGTAGGTGAATATGATTATAATCCAAATGCAAAAAATGTACACTTTACATTAGGTGGACCTTGGTACAAAGATTACGAAAATCAAGACTATGCAGATGAATGGCTTGAAATGTATAAACAAACAACACAGGTAGGTTTATGATTATAGGTATCAAAGGTGCATTTAATACCAAGGCTGGTTTTGTTTTCCCTACACACGAAGACTTTAAATTAATAGAGTGGAAAGATAAAGACAAACACCAAGCAGACGCATATATTCAAACAAACATATTAGGTAGAATGAAGATAATACACTCTGATTTTTACAGATGGATTATAGAACAAAAGAAACCTACATTGGTTGTAGAACAAGCCACATTTAGACAGAATTTAGATATAGACAAAAAAGATTATTATTATAGAGTAGGTAAGAATTGTTATACTTACAACAAAGGTTATTTTAATAATTTAGGTTGTAAACCAGATAGATGGTTACAGATACAGAAAGAACAAAACATAGAGATAAAACCATGGAAGAAAAATGGTGATTATATATTATTACTATTACAAAATCCTATGGACACCAGTTTAAATGATTTAGTATCTAAAAATAGTGACTATACTGATTGGGTAAAGAATATTATATTACAGATTTCAGAGTATACTGCTGAAGATATTATGGTCAGATTACACCCTAGATTTCCTTTGAGATTTAATTTAAGAGAACTATTAAAACTAAAAGTAAGAAACAATATTATCTTTAGTAAAAATGTTGGTACAGGATTTAATAAGTCATCTAGTACAGATTTATATAAAGATTTAGACCATGCTAGAGTAGCAATATCATATTCAAGTAATGCATTGGTAGAGACAGTGTGTGAGGGTATACCTACTATTGCACTATCAAAAACATCACATGCTTGGCCAGTGACCTTTCATAATTTAGATGTATTAAAAGAAATTGTAATACCAGATAAAGATAGAACACAATGGTTATACGATATGGCCTATACACAATGGAAGATGAGTGAAATAAATAGTGGAGAGGTACATAAAAGATTAATATGATTTTTACACATAGAATGCAAAAAGTTGATTGTTTATCACATGAAGTTTGGCCTGCTATAGAAAAGGGCTGGGCAAAAACAAGTTTAGATACCCATTTTTTTTGGGGTTTAGGTGGAGATAACGTATCAAAAATAACTGAACTAGAAAAAAATCAACAAGATTGGTGGTATGTTGATGTTGGTTATTTAACTCAACAAATTACAAGATATCCTATCCCTAAAATACATGATTATGATAAAACTTATTTTAGAATTGTGAGAGGTAATTTACATACAGTAGAAGGATCATTAAATGGTGGTGGAGATAGATTATTAGAATTAAAGAAAAAGGGTTTACCACATAAATTTGAAAATTGGAAAGGTGGTGAAGGAGATCATATATTAATTTGTCCTTCCTCTGAAACGGTAACTTACAAACTTAATGGTATGACACAAGGAGATTGGGTAGATTCTATAGTTGCACAAATAAAAAAATTAACCAATAGAGACATAAGAGTTAGACTTAAACCTAGACCAGATAATGAATGGTGGGACAAAGATATAAAAGAAGATTTAGATGATTGTCACTGTCTAGTTACCAATATGAGTTTATCGGCTATTGACGCAGTTTTGGAAGGAATACCTATAATTTGTGATACAAGAAACGTTGCATGGCCAGTATCAACAAGATATATGGCATTTTTAAATGACCCATTAAAACCTACCATTAATAATGTAAACGAATGGATGAAACTATTGGCGAACAACCAATTTACAATAGAAGAAATGGAAAATGGAACTGCTTGTGAAGTTTTATCTAAACAATCTAAAAAGGTATTTGTTATATGAAAAAAATATTATTAGTTGGTGGCTGTAGTTTTACTGATCCAGATTTTCATAGCGATATACATCCAGAAATGGTGTGTGATTGGCCTAAATGGCCTGAATTGGTTGCTGATGAACTAGATATGGAGTGTGTTAATTTGGCAATTTGTGGATCAGGAAATGAAAGAATTTATAGTACTTTATCAGACTACTTAACTCAACCATCTGTTAGATTTGCAAAGACAACCTTTATATCAAAAAGGCATTTATTTGATAAAAAATATGAATTTACTATGACAAATGATTTACGTAATATAGGTTTAGTGGTGGCTGCTTGGTCACAAGGTCATAGACGTGATTGGTCAGAAAGAAGACTTGTTAAAAGAGTAGACAAAAGAGATTTATGGACAAATATTAATTATGATGATAAGGGCGATCTTTATTATTGGATTTTAAAGTCATTAAGATATCAATATGCCTATCAAAACTTATGTAAACAACTTAATGT